AAAATGGATTCTAGTTGATTCAACTGACCAAACAACAGAAAATGGAATTCTATTTGCTGATGCTAGATACGGTACAACAGGTGGTACGGCAACAGTTGCACCAACAGGCACTATTGCAGAATTATTAGCAAGTGACTTCCTAGACACTGATGCTCCAGATCCAGCACTATATCCAAAAGGTATGTTGCTGTGGAACACAAGACGTTCAGGTTTCAATGTTAAGAAATTTACAAGAAATTATGTTGATGTTACAGCAAACAACACAAGAGGTTCAGACAGCGGCAGTTCAATGTCGGCTTACTATCCACACAGATGGACAACTGAATCGGCTAACCAAGTAGATGGTTCGGGATCATTTGGTAGAATAGCACAGAAAAAAGTTGTTGTACAATCATTACAAGCGATGTTAAATTCTAATCAAGAAATCAGAGATGACGAGTCTAGATTGTTTAACATTATGGCAACACCAGGTTATCCAGAATTGATTGGCGAAATGATTTCGTTAAACAATGACAGAGGCTTGTCAGCATTTATAGTCGGTGACTCACCAATGAGATTAACACCAGATGCAACAAGTTTACAAAATTGGGCATCAAATGTTAACCTAGCAGTGGAAGACAACGATAACGGACTTGTAAGCACAGACGAATATCTTGGAGTATTTTATCCATCAGGATTCACAAGTGATAACTTTGGAAACAATGTAGTTGTTCCATCAAGTCACATGATGATGAGAACTATTGCTTTAAGTGATCAAGTTTCTTTTCCATGGTTTGCTCCAGCAGGTACAAGACGTGGCGGAATCACAAATGCAAGTTCAACAGGTTACATTAATAACGAAGGCGAATTTGTTTCAACAGCATTAAATGAAGGTCAAAGAGACACATTGTATTCAAACAATGTTAACCCAATCACTTTCATAACAGGTGCTGGTTTAGTCAACTACGGACAAAAAACAAGATTTGCTGGAAGTTCTGCATTAGACAGAATTAACGTTGCTAGATTAGTAATTTACATGAGAAGTCAGTTAAACAAATTAGCGAGACCTTATGTTTTTGAGCCAAATGATAAAATCACAAGAGATGAAATCAAAGCTCAAGCAGAAAGTTTATTACTTGAACTAGTTGGTAACAGAGCGATTTATGACTTCTTGGTTGTGTGTGACGAATCAAACAACACACCTACTAGGATAGACAGAAACGAGTTGTACTTAGATATTGCTATTGAACCAGTCAAAGCAGTAGAGTTCATCTACGTACCATTAAGATTGAAAAATACTGGCGAAATAGCAGGATTATAATAGATAAATATTATAGGAGAAACAAATGAGTATATCTACACTATCAAAAATTACAGTACCTTTAGACAGTAACCAATCTGCTTCTAACCAAGGTCTGTTAATGCCAAAGTTACAGTATCGTTTTAGAGTATCACTAGAAAACTTTGGTGTATCTACACCAACTACTGAACTAACAAAGCAAGTTGTAGATATTACAAGACCTAATTTAAGTTTCGAAACAACTACTGTTGACGTGTATAACTCTAAAGTTTATCTAGCAGGTAAACACACATGGGAAACTGTTACACTTACATTAAGAGAAGATGTTAGCAACAACGTACAAAAACTTGTTGGCGAGCAACTACAGAAACAATTTGACTTCTTTGAAATGAGTGCGGCGGCATCAGGTGCTGATTACAAATTTGTTACTAGAATTGAAATATTAGATGGTGGTAACGGAGCAAACACTCCAAACACATTAGAAACATTTGAATTATACGGTTGCTATATTGAATCAGCAAACTATAATCAATTATCGTACAGTACAAGTGAACCAGTTACTGTAACGTTAGCATTAAGATACGACAATGCTATCCAAACTCCTCAAGGTTCGGGTGTAGGAACTGCTGTAGGCAGAACTATAAACACTTTGATTACAGGCGGCGGAGCGTAATTTTCGTAAGCATTTAAAAATTTAAAGTATCGAAAAGGGGACTTTTTAAGTCCCTTTTTTGGTTTTTAACACATCACTTTTTACAGCACATAAATACTGTACATGGCAAATTTACTCAAAGGTTTTTTAGATAATGTTTTTAAAGGAACACTCAATCCTAAAGGAAATCTAGCAGATTTCAGCCATGCTTCTAGACTGTATGTGGATGACAGTTTTAGATTAGCACCCAAACAAAAATTTTTATATCATGTGGTTTTTAATATCAACCCAAAAGCGGCAATCACAGATCCGCCATTAAGTAATCATCAACGAGAATTGAACATGCTAGTGAAGGCAGTGGACTTACCACAATACTCTGTGGATATGATTACTGCACAACAATACAACATAAAAAGAAAAATACAAACGAAAATTTCATATGATCCAATTAACATCACTTTTCATGACGACAACTATGGAGTAACAACTGCATTGTGGGAAACATATTATAGATACTATTTCAACGATGGAAATTATGCCAGTAAAGATACCCAAGGAAATCAATCCACTAGCACAGACAGAGCTTACAGTAAATCAAATGTAATAAAAGAGAAAAAAAATACCAAAAATAGATTTGGGTTAGACTCGGATGCTAATATTCCATTTTTTACAAGTATTCAAATTTATCAAATGGCAAGAAAAACTTACACTTGTTACACATTAGTAAATCCAATTATACAGAGATGGCAACACGATTCAATGAACAATCAAGAATCAGCACCAGTACAAAATCAGATGTCGGTTGAATATGAAGCAGTATTTTATTCTAGAGGTAAAGTACAAGCCAACGGTGCTCCTGCTGGCTTTGGAAAAGAACACTATGACAAAACTCCATCGCCTAACAGTTTATCAGGAGGAGGATCTACAAGTTTACTTGGAACTGGAGGTGTATTATCAGGATTGTTTGGAGCCAACGATGGCCCATACACATACATTGGTAGTCAACTAGGAGGAGGCAGACAAGGAATAACTCTTGGTTCAATAATTAGAACAGCCAATAGATTAAAAAATGCAAAAAATTTATCCAAAGAAGGATTACGTCAAGAAGGATTCAACATCTTAACAGGAGCAATAGGCAGAATAGGAAACACTGCTGACCAGGCTTATGGTGTGCCAAATACTTTTATAGGCAGAAGTGCTTCTAATATAGGTGCAGGCTTTAAGGCTATAACAAAAGCAGTAATAAGGAAATAAATGTCAAACATACCAAAACAAAACAATGATAGTGGTGCACCAGTAAAAGAATTTTTCAACCAATATTTCAATGACACTATTGCTTTCCCTAGCAACGATGTTGATGCTGTTGTGGGTTATTTTGAATCAAGAGGATTTGATAAAACTGCCAGCATATCTACAGCAACAGTGATTTTACAACAAGCAAAAATAGACGGTGTTAAAGTTTTTGAATTGATAGACACTTTGCAAGGCATGGATAAAGTACAGTTAAGTTACATTGTTACAGAAATTTTAAATCACAATAGATCAAATACATCATCACTTGGTTATAAAGTTAAAACTGAAAACAGTCTTTCAGAAAAACGTAACATAGTGGTATAGTCCAATGGCGAAATTCGCTCAAGGTAGATATCAAATAAAAAATGCAGACAAATATATTGGAGGACGAACTCCTCTATATAGAAGCAGTTGGGAATTTGCTTTTATGAAGTTTTGTGACGAAAGTCCCAGCATACAAAAATGGGCTAACGAATCCATAAGAATTCCTTACAAACATCCTATGACTGGAAAATTCACTATATATGTTCCAGATTTTTTCATTGCCTATACAGATAAAAACGGAAGACCTCATGCAGAAGTGATAGAAATTAAACCCGAAAATCAAACACTGATAGAAAAAGTTGGAAAGAGCAGATACAATCAAGCACAACTAATTATTAATAGAGCCAAATGGGCTAGTGCTCAGATGTGGTGCAAGAACAAAGGATTCCGTTTTAGAGTGATCAACGAAAAAGACATTTTTCATGGTGCCAAAAAAAGTTAACACTAAATAAAAGTACATATATTATGACCAAAAAATTAGAAGAACTGCTCAACCTTCCAGAATCACAAGAGATAGTGAAAGAAGAACAAGAAAAAGCACAGGCAGAAGATAAAAAAACAGAAAAGAAAAGCAAAAGCATTGAACAGCAACAATCCACAATGCGAGACATTGCCGAGTTTGACAAAATTGCGGCGGCACTACCAAAAGTTGATGGCTTAGGAGAATTAGGAGATTCGGAACTGGATGATGTTGGCACACGTGCTATCACTGCCTATGAAGATCTTATGGATTTGGGTATGAATGTGGAGAGTAGATATTCTGCTCGTATATTTGAAGTGGCAGGCAATATGTTAAAGACCACATTGGATGCCAAGGTAGCGAAAATAGATAAAAAATTAAAAATGGTTGATTTACAACTTAAAAAACAAAAACAGGACCAAAAACAGGGCGATTCCGACACAAATGTGGTACAAGGAGAAGGATATGTGATATCCGATCGCAATAGTTTATTGGAGAAACTTAAAAACATGGATAAATACAACGATGACAAGTAAATTACAACAGTACCTAGCAGAAAGCACAAAAACTTATCCTTTTAAAATAGGTGTAGCAGGCGATTTGCCAGAAGGTTTCGCTGACAGTTTAGAATCAGCATTAGAAAAATTTGTAGTTGTTAAAATGAGCAACGGCAAAAAAACTCCAATACAACAAAGACCATTGGATTTTCCTGCTCTTGAAAATGAAAGAACAACATACTTTGACACAGAATTACAATACCCAACAACACCACAAGTTTTACAACAGTTTATTAAAACTTACTGTAACATGCCAGAAAGTCATATCATAGTAAGAAATCCTAATGAGCCACAAGAAGCATATCAAGAAGAAAAATCAGATGCACCTTACGAAGCAAAATTAAACAGTGCATATGAAGATAGCAAAGACGAACAAAAAACAGTGGGCAATTCGAGAGTTATGGATTTATTAAAAGAATTAGAAAAAGCACGTAAAGAAAGAAATGCACCAGACGCCGCAGGCGAAATTAAAGCACCAAAAGATGGTGGAGCAACTGAAAATGCAGGCGACAGCAAAAACACAATGTCACCTATTTCAGGCAAGTCGAAAGGTAAATAGTAACATGGACATAAGAGATTTTTTAACAAAAATAGATGCTATTCAAAGCAAAGAGCAAATGAAAGAAGATGTAAAAAAAATACATCTTAACGAAGCATCACAAGTAATGTTGTATGGAGATACTCCAGAAGACATGAATGCTATTGCACAAATTTTTAAAAACGCAGGAGTATCTCCTCCAGCACCAGTTGAAGGTCCAACACCAGAAGCAG